GAACAGGCGGGCTCTTCTCGATGATGATGGCGTCCATCTTGGGCATGACGCCGGCCAGCGCGATCAGCAGGGTAGCCATCGCTACCAGCCCGCCGAGAATCCATACCGCGCCGCGCACAAACGAATTCATCTTGGCCAGGACCACCTTCATCTGGGTGGTGTCCCGGCGGATCACGTTCAGGTCTTGGATGCTGGCCTCCAGGTTGCCGACACGGTGCGGCAGCCGCTCTTGCTTCATGGCGTCCATGTCTGACTTGAGCGTATGGACCTCCTGCTCGAGCAGGCCGAGCCGTGGCGGAATGCTGTACATTTCCTGTGCCTCTTCAGTCATCCCGGGACGATCTCCACCATTGCCGCGCAATCCACGCAGCCACAAGCCAGAAAATAAGGGCCGCGATGCCGAGAATGGCCGCAGCCAGGAACAGACCCTCAGCGAGCCTGCGCGCAGAACTCCAGATCTTCGACGTAGTGAAGTAGCGCACGCATGTCGCCCTCGGTGATGAGGTAGCCGTCAGGGGTCTTTTCGATGTTCAGTTTCGGACTGATCGGGCATGTCGCCCTCTCGGTCACGCTCACGCAGCCAGCCGCGCTCATGCAGAACAGCATCAGTGTCAGAATCGATCTGCTCATGCCGCTCCCGGCGCTGCTGGTCACGTTTACGCTCCCGCCACTGCTGCCAGGACTCGATCAGCAGAGCGAGCACCTGGGCGAGCGGGAGAAGCCATTTCATTGCTTGTTCTTGGCTTTACCGTAGTTGGCGGCCAGGCCGTCCAGCAGGTTGCTGATACCGCGCACCCGCTCCGCCCACTTTGGCTTGCCAAACAGGGCCAAGGCCTGGGCCAATGCACCGCATACGGCCAGCACAATGGTCAGGAGGGTGCCCCAGTTCTCGGTCAGGAAATTGATTGCTTCAGCCATGTCAGTAGCTCCATATCCAGGGCCGTGGCCGGCCGGTGTCGTTGGGCAAGTCGTCCAAATGGATGAACCGGCTGCCGCCCTTCTGATTGACGCCAAAGCCGGTGAATCCGAGGGCCAGCGCCAACTCGATAACCTGTAGGGCGTCACCGCCACGGACAGCAATATCAGCAGCGCGACCGCTGGCATGAGCCCCCGGCGAGGCTTTGCGGGCCTCAATGGGATGTGATGGGTCGCGATAGCCGCTGGTGATGACCATGGGCTTGCCATATTGCGTGCGCAGCGATTGCAGGCGGTCCATGAACGCAGGGTCCATGCCGTCTTTGCCCGTGTGGGAGCACCGAAATTCCCCGGCTGAGAAATTCGGCCAGCGGCTCCAGTCCATCGCACACCTCAAATAAAAAAGCCCGCACTAGGCGGGCCGAAGGGTTCACCGTTTGCCGGTGATTGGGGGTCCAGAACGCAAAAAGCCCCAGCGCTGGGCTGAGGCTTAGAGGCAATTCTCGAATATGGCTCTTTTATACCCGTGGACTGCCGGGCAGTCAACACCCGGCCAGTGGATTTTTGGTCACTGGTCAGGCGGCCATGGATAGCATCGCGGCCACCATGTTGATGCCGATTTCCAGGCGCTTCACGGCAGTGTCCCGGTTGACCTTCAAACGCCGGGCCAGCTCGCTCTTGCTGACGCACCGGTATTCGTCCGACGAGTCCCCATAGTAGGTTTTCAGCGTCTGGAACACCGGCTGATTGTTGACCCGGATGTGGTGCATGATGTGGGAGTCGAACGCCTCCAGGTCGCGATCTTCCCACGCCTGAACCGGGTAACCGCTATCGTCCACGATCTGACCCACCATGCGGTCGATCATGGGCCCCATCCAGCTTATCGCATCCTTGGGCCCCGGCCGCTGCCGGCGACTCCAGATACCCCATTGCTCCAGTGCGAATTCCGCTTCCGCGTTGATGTACGCCATATCACCGCCCTCTCGCCTCGAAAATGCCCTGACAGTCCACGCAGCGGGTTACGCCGCCCAAGGCCCGCCGCCGTTCCGGTATTTCGTCGTCGCACTCCACACAATGCGTCTCGGATTCGCTCTCGAACTGCTGACGCCGGGCCGCGATCACCTGCTCACGCGCTGCGTCCCGCTCCTCGATCAGCTCGCCCGCCAAGTCTGCTGCGTTAGCCATTCACCCTCCTACGGTGCCAAGTCGTCCCAGGTGTGAAGAAAGCCGCAGCCGGCGCAGAGTCCGCCGTTGGGCACAATCGAGAAAACATCACACTCACAATGCAGGCACACATAACGCTCCCGCCCCTGGTCCGCACCGATAAACGTGTCGTACGCGCCGCGATGCAGGTGGCAGCTTGGACATTCCAGCCCCGCCGGCTTGCCGATCGGAGCAACACCTGTCCACTGATGGCCGCACGACAGGCAGCGGCATGGCCCGCTTAGGTGCGGTTCGCGCTCCTGCTTGGCGCTATCGAAATCGATTACATCAGCCATCTCAATCTCCCAAAATCAGGGCGAGCATCACGATTGGGCCGGTCACCCAGAACACCTACTTGGGCGTGCTCGCTATGATCGCCCTGTATCGCGGGTATTTCGCAGCACCCTCCATCGCCAGCAGGCGGACCGCCTCGCCCAGCATCAGCCAGAGGAGTGCGCACAGAATCACCATTCCCATCATTGCCCTTCTCCCGCCTGCTGAATCAAAATCTTGATCGTCTCCACCGCCGCGCCCTGCTTCACCATTTCCGGCGAGCAGCGGTAGATGTTCCAGCCCATACGCATGGCCGCTTCGTACTTGCGCAGATCCTCCGCGAAGCCTTTGCCTCGGGTATGCCTGCCGCCGGACCAGCCGCCGCCCTCGACCTCAACCGCGATCTTGAGCGCCGGGAAGGCGAAGTCGAAACGCCAGTCCTTCAGGCCGGCCTCGGCGAGACGCGCCCGCAATCCCTTGCCGGGGCCGCCACAGGCGTGGGCGCCGAAGCGGTATTCCCGCTCCCAGCCTGTGATCTGGTCGGCGCGCAGGTGCAGGGCCAGGGCCTCCTCCGCCGCGCTCATCGATGCCATCCCTCAATCGCAGCCAGCACCTCCGCCGAACACGGCAGCTCGCCCTTCTGGCGCCGGTAGTGCGCCACCAGGCCGGCAAAGATCAGCTTCTCCATGCCCCGCCGGCCGATGTCCCGGGGTGAGCCGTAATACTCGGTGACGAACCGGGCGGTGTTTTTGTCGATGCTCGCTTCGTGCCGGTGGTGCCGCGGGCAGAGGGGAATCACGAAATCCTGTCCGATCCAGATTTTCCGGTGCTTGCCGGTGGACCCGACGCAGTGGTGAATCTCCGCCGGCATGCCGCAGCAGGCGCAGCCCTGGTCGCGGAGCCATTGATGCCACCGGCGCTGGGCTGCTGTGGGCGCTTTGCCGCCTTGCATCAGCTCCACCTCCACTGGCGACCAAAAATCACAACGCCAACGCACTTAAACCAGGAAACGATAGGTGGCCCGTTTAATGGCCGACCCAGCTCCTCGGAATGCTCTTGAATAAAATCCTCTACCTTGTCCATCTGCCGGGTAATCGACCCGGTCACCAAAAACTCTCGACGGGAAACGATAGCGCCGCCTGGGTAAGTTCCTCTGCTGACCACAAAATAGATTCGCTTCACGCTGCCACCCCCAGCAGATTGCTCATCTGCTCGATCTGGTCCTGGGTCAGCCCGCTCCAGTACATGTCGATGATGTGCTGGCAGAACTGGCCGTAGACCTGCTGGAATTCACCTTCGTCCATCTGGTCGAAGGACATGGATTTCGGCCACCGCTGGCTGACCACGCCATACCCGGGCACTTTCACATCCATTCGCTCGCAGCCGATGTCTGCCTCGAACTGCAGGCGCTTCAGCACGCTGTGCGCGTCCATGTTGGTGAAGTCGTCCAGGTTCTCGATCAGCAGCTGGGCCAGCTTGTGGGCGCGCTTCCAGGCGGTCGGGTTGCGCGCCTTCTTCGGGTCGGCGGACACCAGGTCGCCGCGGCGGATCTTCCGCTGGCGGAGCAGCTGCTTACTCAAGTCGTCAGCGGGCACGAAAGCCCCGTCATCGGTGACGCGGAGCAGGACGGTTCGCTTCTGTTTAGCCATGCACCACCTCCAGAATCTCCATCCCATGCGCCCGGTGTTTCGCCATGACGGCCATGCCCTCGGGCGTGGTTACGATGGCCTGGGGCCAGCCGGTCATTTCGGCCTGGAATTGGGCCTCTTCCAAGGCGGCTTGAGGGTCGGCGAATGGGGTCATGCGGCACCTCCGGCGAACATATCGATCTGGCTGGTTTCGCGCTCAAAGCGGGCCTTCGCCGCCGCGAAGTAGTCAGGATCCAGCTCGGTGCCGACTAAGTCGCAGCCGAAGTAGTGCGCAGCAATGGCACTCGAGGCGCTGCCTAGATGGGTGTCGAGGATGCGCATGCCGGGCTTGGCGTAGTTGCTCAGTAGCCACTCATAGAGCTTGACGGGCTTCTGGGTAGGATGGATGCGCTTTTCGTTCAGCGATTTATTCCCTTGCTGACGGGTTCCGTTGTGGATTGACTCGCCCTGCATCATGCCGCGCCACATGTAGCGCACCATATCCACACGCTTGGTTAAGCTGTTGTAAGCGACCTCTGCCGCGCTTTGATCTGCGCCGTCGTTCACCTTGTCCCAGACAATGCACCCGCCCGCTGGCAGGCCAGCGTAATAATTGGCGCCCCAGATGATTTGCGCATGGCTGACTCGGCGCAGCTCTTCGAAGTAACCAGCGGGCGGCGGAACATTGTCCCAATCCTTCTTTGTATAACCGCCATCGCGAGCAATAAGGCGAGCGCCGTTCCTTTGGAGCACTGCGCTCGTACGGTTCTTCCCGCCGTGTTCGCCAATGCCATACGGCGGGTCCACGATCGCCAGATCAAACGCCTTATCCGGAAGGCCGCGCATGTACTCCATGCAATCCATGTTCAGCAGTTCGATGCTCACGCCGCAGCCCTCCCATCAGCACCCGGGAGACCGACCATGTGAACCCGCTTCCCCGTCACCGGGCACGGCGTCAGATCCTCGGATTCCACCAGCCGCCGGGCCGCAATCAGCGAGTTGGTGCGCGCCGCCACGGTGGACGTTTCCAGGCCGGTGATGGTGGCGATCTGCCGGCGGCTGACCCACCCATCGGTGTGCTGGCCGGTGCGGATCAGTAGGGCGACTCCGGCGAGCACCTGCTTCTGCTGCCGGCCCAGGTCGGCGGTCTTAAGGGTGTCGTAGGCCATGAGGCTGGATTCGCGGACGGAGGTTTTCATTGGGAGTCCTCCACTTGGCAGGTGATGACTGCGCCGCCGAAGTCGTGCGCGCCGGTCTGCTTGCAGTCGATCAGGATCAGAACTTCGGTGGCCGTCGCCCCCAGCTGCATGAGACCGATCATGGCGATCGAGGCAGCCACAACCACGGCAATAGACACAAATGCGTTTCTCATCACGCCACCTCGCTCTTGCTGGTCAGTCGGCCCGCCACGCCATCCAGCGCGTCGGATAGCCGGTTGATGCCGGGTTGCGCCTCGGCGCCCTGCTTCATCACCGCGAGGCACCGTTGCGGATTGCCAATCAGGCGCGGCTCCGGCACGAATTCCTGGTGCTCCCCGGCGTTCGTCGCCTCGCTCATGCCCAGCAGCTTCGACGGGTGCCGCTCCGGCGGGCGGGAGATATACGCCTGGTACCGCTTCTTGAACTCGTTGCCCTTGAACGGCAGGTCGCGGTCGGTCACGTCGCACAGCTTGATCCAGCCGCCCATTTCCTCGATGGCGGCCATGGCGCGCGGATCGTCGAACACCACGGTCTGGTACGGGCCGACGCGGCGAATGGCGTCCTCGACCTTGGCCCAAGCGGACAGCGCCCGGGTATCGCCGTCGCCCTCGATGTGGCGCACGATGTCGGCAGGCTTGGGCACGAAGTCGCCGTGCTGGGTATCGTTGACGTGGGCGGTCAGGGCTTGCTTGATCGCGTCCAGGTCGAACCGCTTGAGTGCGTTGAACATCAGGTCCAGGGCGCCATCGGACGGCGGCTTGCCGTACACCTCGCAGACCTGGGTCCACAGCGTCACAAACTCGGGGTAGTCGTTCGCGTTCATTGGATAATCCCTCGCTCTCTCGCCATGCGCTGACCGCGCTCATGGGGGGTTTCCTGGGGCGGCTTGCCGGTGCGTCCGGGACCGCCGCCCTGCCAGTCCCAGTCCGCGTTGAATGCGCCCCAGGACTTCCGGCAGCAAAGTTCGATGCCGGTCACCACCGACAAGCCCGCCTTCTCGAACTCCCGCACCAAGCCATCCATCGCCCTGGGCGTCAGCGTCAGGCGCTTGTCCTTGCGGATCTGGAGAAACTGGACGGCCAGGTCTTCGGGGATCCCAAAATCGTTGATCAGGTCGGTTTTGGTGAGCTTGGCCTTGGGCGCGGTTTTGCGCGGCTTGTCCGCGCTGCCCGCCGGAGGCGGCGGATCCGTTCGAGGGGATCCGGAATCAGGAAGGGGGAAGAGGGAATCAGGAATCAGGAATCAGGTTAAGGGAATCAGCAGGATCACTCTCGGAGTACTCTCGGAGTACTACCAGAGCATCCTTAACCCGTTGTTCTACGGTTGGTTTTTCCTCTCCCTCTTCATTATCGCTTCCAGCCACCTCATCGGGACCAGGAAGGCACGGAATGGGATTCTTGTTCCGGTCCTGCCGTTCGTTGACGTGCGGATTCTGGTGTTTGGTAAAGTTCGTGACTTGCACCAGAGCAGCACCAGAACAGTCGTGATACATCGTGATCAGACCGGTGCTGTTCAGCTCCTCCATGCAGGCCGGCACGTCCACGTCGTCCGCCGGGAAGATTTCCATCTTCACTTCCATGGGGTTGTACTTGAGGCGCCCCATGTAGTCCGCCATGCACCATAGACCCTGGAACAGGATCCGTGCCTGGAACGAGCAGGAGACTACCTTGGCGTCCCGAAAGAAGCCGGGCTTGAGGTTTCTGGCGCGGGCCATTACTCGGCCCCCTCCACGCCTTGTCCGGCGCGCTTGCGTGGCTGCTCAAATTCAACAAGCTCAATGATCTTCTTGGCGACTTGGCGCGCCTGCATCAGGGGAAGATAAATGCAGTCATCCTCCTCTGGCCCCAGGCCCGACTGGGTGAGGACGAGCTGCCTATCCCCTTCGCAATACTCGATTCGCAGAGGCAGATACTCCGCTACCAGAGCGGTAACGGCGGAACGCTGGATTTCCTGATCTCGCTTTGACATACTTCCTCCAGTCCTATCTAAAGCCCCGGTTCCGCCTGCCAGCGCCGGGGCTTTCTCGTTTCAGGCTGCGCGCTTCTCGCCAGCCATTGCCCTCAACGCCGCCGCCAGCTCTTTGCTGCTGTGGCTGTCGTCCTCGAACGCCATGGCGGCAGCGTCAAGCTGTTCGGCTGTCATGTCCTTGTACCGCCCAGTCGCCAGCAGGAAGCGCAGGTGATCGGTGCGTTCGTCGTGCTGCTGGTCGGTGCTGAGGATGTCCGCCAGATCCGCGCTGGCCGAACGCCCGCGGGGAAACAGCATCACCTTCGCGGCAGCCCGAAACGGCTCCGGCAGGCACTCGATAAACAGCAGGGATAGGTCCAGCGGCAGGGATGTCTCGCCGTTGAACATCTTCTCCAGGCGCTTGGCGGCTTTGCGCGGATCGTCGGTGGGGATCTGCGGGGATTGGTTGCGCGTGCGCCAGCGTTCGGCCAGCTCCCCGGCGATTTGGGTCTGCATGCCGGAGCGGTGCCAGCCCATGATTCGCCAGATGGCCTCCAGCTTCGCTCGCGCTGAGTCACCTTCCTTAACCATTTGGGGCACCTGCCCCAGGATTTTGTTGAGTTCGTCCATTACCGTGGTCTCCATGGAACGACTGATAGAAAAATCACGCAGCGCTGTGCTCAGAGCCGAAAACGTCAGGACGAAGCTCCTGACGGGTCACCGCGCCGTCGGTTGCCTCTTCAATCCGACGGCAAAGAGCCGGCGGAATGGGTCGGGCGCCGCGTGCTAGCTGGCTGATAAAGCCCTGGCTCACGCCTACCCGGCTGGCAAGCTCGCCCTGCGTCTCGCAGGCATCTATGGCTTTAAGGATTGGATTCATGACTACCTCCTGGCGCAATAATAGCACTGCTAATTATAAATTCAATAGCTATGCTGATTGTTGAGGATAAGCGTTGCTCATATCCTCGCCCCATGGCGAAGCGACGTGAGTTAACAAGCGAAGAACGGGAATGGGCGGACAAGCTCAAGAGCATCTGGCTGTCCCGGAAAAAGGACCTGAAGCTGACCCAGGCCTCTGCGGCCTATGAAATGGATATGACCCAGGGGGCGGTCGGCCAGTATTTGAACGGCACAATCCCGCTCAACGACAGCGCTGCAATGCGTTTCGCCAAGCTCCTGAAAGTGCCGGTGGGGACGTTCAAGCCCCGGCTGGCCCGCGAGTATGAACAGGTTTCGGAGCGAATCAGGGCGCTTGATTCAGTGCAGGACGATGTTTCTGTTTACGCCACTCCCTCGGGCCAGATCCCCATCATCAGCTACGTCCAGGCGGGCGAATTCTGCGAAGCGGAAGACCCGTTTGAGCCGGGCATGGCCGACGAATGGCTGCCCTTCAGGCCGCCTGGCGCTGGCCCACGGGCTTACGGCCTCAAGGTTGAAGGTGACAGCAATGATCCGCGCATCCGTAACGGCGAGATCGTCATCGTGGACCCGGACCGGGCGCCGGATTCCGGGAAATTCGTGGTGGCCAAGCGCCACAGCGATGCCAAGGTCACGCTGAAGCAGATCCAGTACAACGAAGGGGAGCCGTTCCTGAAGCCCGGAAACCCGGACTGGCCGGAGCCAATCATCAAGATCGACGGGGGCTGGAGCATCTGCGGCGTGGTGATCGGCAAGTACGACCCGATGTAATAACAACAACCCAGGAGGGGATATGAAGAACGCACTTTGGGGTTTTGTGGCCCTAACGCTGGCCGGATGGTTGAGTGCGGCACAAGCGGCAGCGCCTTTTGAGAAGGGCGCGCTACCGGCAAAGATTTACGTTGACGCCTACAAAAAATATGAGCCCTTGCTTGAGCGGGCAATGCACATACAGGCGGAAAGCCCCGGCTGCGCAAAGGTTGTGATGGGCGATGTCTCAGCATCCAAAAGCACGCCCGACAACCCTGTTTTCTTTGTAATGTGCGAAAACCGATCTGGGGCCACTTTCAACACTTGGTATACCCCAGAAGACATTGAGAGTGCCGCACCGAAGGTCGCTCGCCACCTGGGAAGCGACGCCGTTCGCCAAAAATGCGTCGCAGCAATCAAAAGAAAGCTCACTCAGCCCTCTTCCATGTCGGCTGACCTGTTGGACTATGGTGTTCAGGAGCTTCCCAACGGCAGAAGTCGAGCAAGGATCGGGTTCAGCGCCGCTAATGCTCTTGGCGCAGAGGCGAACCATGTTGCCAGCTGCTTGGTAGGCCCCAATCTGCCTGCCGAAGTGACGATCACCGAACAATAGGCATCCAGCAATACCGCTGACCGGCCCCGCCACAGCCCGCCTTGAGCGGGCTTTTCCTGACTGCCCTCCCTTGAACACCCTTTCGTGACCGACCGGTCACAAATAACGCTACTTTTTATTAGCATTGCTATTGAATAGGAATAGCAGCGTTGCTAATATTTCCCCCATCAACACGGACAACCCGCAGGGGAGCGAACCATGAACGCACATCAAGCCGCCAGCGATTGGGATTACCAGGATGCACTCCATCCGCAGCGTGCCGCCTACGACGCATGGTGCGAGGCGTATCTGGTCGAGGCGCTGAAGTCTGACGAAATCGAGACCGCGTTCAGCGCGCACGAAAACCTGGAATCCGAGTTCGACGCGCTGGTGATGCTCCTGGCCTTCAGCGCCGCCGAGTTCCGCCCGCTGTGCCTGAGCGAGTTTCGCCGCCAGACGTTCGGCATGAGCCGCGATCAACTGCAGGACGCACTGGCCGACGGCGAGATTGACCCGGTGGAGATTGTGCGCCTCGCGGTGTTCGCGCCGGACGACGCTCGCCGGACCTGGGCGCCGCATGTTCGGCAGGCCATGGATGCGTTCCACGACGCCGTGATGAAGGCCGCGCCGACCTGGGGCTGGGTGGAGACGATTTTTGAAGGGAGGAACGAGCCGTGAACAGCGATCAACTGCACAGCCTGACGGTGCTGGCCCACCAGGGATACCGGGCCGCGATTTCCTCGAACCACGATCTGGCCATGTTCTACCAGTGCCGCCTGGATGGCTGGTGGGAGTGCGCCCTCAGCGCAGGCGACATGGATCTCGCCTGCGCAGCGTACCGGGCCGAATCCTGGGTTCGGGCGGCGAGGAGTCTGGTTGATGGTCAGCCATACGCGGTAACCGTCAACGGTGCCAACCTGATGTGGAGGGGCAGTCATGAGCGAGATTGATTGGAGCAAGGCGCCGGAGGGTGCGACGCACTTTGACCCTAATGATGATGTCGGGCTGCCGTGGATGCGGCTCCAACAAGGTCGATGGCGTGCATTTGACGAAGAATACCAGTGCTGGACTGCGCCACTGGATGAAGACGATGCATTCATCATAAACAACGATGGCGCCCAGTGCATCCCCCGACCCACCGAATGGCGCGGCCCCGAGGATGGCCTGCCTCCGGTCGGGACAGTGTGTGAGGCGTCTCGCCATGGTGGATGGGCTGAGTGCGAAATTATCGCGCACGTTCGCTCCTCTGACAATCGTATCGAGGCCGTTTATCAGGCAGCTGATGATTGGGACTGGCTGTCGTCACCGAGCAATTTCCGCCCCCTCAAATCCGACAAGGAGAGGGCGATTGATGCGGCTGTGGCGGCAACCATCCTGAAAGATGGCCCGCGCATCCGTGCCGCCCTGTCTGACATCTACGACGCCGGCCTTCTCCGTCTGCCGGAGGAACAGTCATGAACAACTACAGCTTTGGCGAAATCCTGATGGGCGCCACCACGATCATCGCGTTTGTCGCCCTGATGACGGTCCTTGGTGAGCAGGACTACCAAGACGCGCTGGCCGAGGAACGCACCGCCTGCCTGATGGTGGAACAGGGCCACTGGCCGGCAGAGACAGCAGAGGGCTACGACTGCCCGAAACGAGTAGCAAGGAGCCAGCAATGAACGGACTGCATATCAATTTCCATATCCATGATGTGGGGCACATCAGAACAAAGACCGACACGTGCATCGGGCAGCCGGCGCACTCCGTGGTGAGCATCCCGGTATCGCTGGGCGGCTATGGCGGCGTGGACCTTTTTTTCAATACCCCAGAGGACATGGAGGAAGTGGCGCGGCAAATGCTGATCGAGGCCCGCGCGCTCCGCGAAAAGCAATGCGAAGAAGAGGGGGCGAGTTATGAGTGAGTTCAAGGGGACGCCAGGGCCGTGGCGCCTCGGCCCGTACGCCCATGTGGTGCTGCCGTCGCACGACCTGCCTGAGTCGAAAGGCGGCGGCATTGGCATCTGTCATGTCTACGGCACCGAAAAACGGAAACACAACGCGAAACTGATCGCTGCCGCGCCCGCCCTTCTGGAGGTGCTGCAGGAGGTCCAGGAGTTCGCCCAGGGCTGGTCGCAATACGAAATGCCAATCGGGCTGGATGACCGCATCAATGCCGCCATCGCCAAAGCACTGAACACCGATACGAAGGGAGAGGGTCATGAGTGAGCAGGTGAAAGGCGGCGGGCCGGCGTTTCCGCAAGGCAAGCAGGTTGGCCAATGCTCAGTCTCCGAGGGCGGCATGACCCTGCGGGACTACTTCGCGGCAAAGGCGATGCAAGGCATCTGCGCCCACCCGGACAACTGGGGCCTGCTCGGCGACCGGTTGGCGAAAGAGGCGTACCGCGTGGCCGACGCCATGCTGATCGCACGAGATACCGATACGACAGAGCGCTGATCTGTTGTTTGCCCCTCCGGGGGCCTTTTATTCGATAGGAGGGCCCATGAATCGCGATGACGATTGGCGCCAACAGCAAGACCACGAACAGGAAGAATGGGAGCAGGAACATGGCACTACGAATCACTAAGGGCAGCGACCCGATCCAGGTTGAGCAGCTGACCGTCTGCGTCTACGCGCCCCCGGGTGTCGGCAAGACCTCGCTGGGCTTCTCCGCTGAGGCGCCGCTGCTGCTGGACTTCGACTCCGGCGCCTACCGGGCCGTAAACCGCCAGGACGCCGTACAGGTGTCCAGCTGGGAAGACGTGGCCGGCATCCATGCGGACGACCTGGCGCCCTACAAGACCGTGGTGGTAGACACCGCGGGCCGCGCCCTGGACGCCCTGGCCGCCGACATCATCCGGCGTAACCCGAAGATGGGCCGGGGCGGCGCTCTGACCCTGCAGGGCTTCGGGCAGCTCAAGAGCGAGTTTGTCGCCTGGACAAAGCTGCTGCGGTCCTTCGGCAAGGACGTGGTGCTGCTGGCTCACTCCGACGAGCAGCGCAGCGGTGACGAAATCGTGGAGCGCCTGGATGTTCAGGGCGGCTCCAAGAACGAAATCTACAAGTGCGCCGATGCGATGGGCCGCCTGAAGATCGTGGCTGGCGCCCGGGAGCTGAACTTCAACCCGACCGATACCGCCTTCGGCAAGAATCCGGCGCAGATGGGCGCCCTCAAGGTGCCTGACGCCAGCCAGAACGCGCACTTCCTGGCCGACGTGATCGCCGACATCAAAGAGAAGCTGAACCGGATGACCGAGGAGCAGCAGGAGATCCTCGACCTGATGGCGAAGTGGAACGATGCCGTGGCCGAAGCGGGCGACGCCGAAACCTTCACCGCCCTGGTGGCTGATGCTCAGGAAGAAGACGAGCGCGTGCGCGACCGGGTGAAGGGGCTGATCTGGAAGACCGCTCAGGCCAAGGGCTTCACGTTCGACAAGGCGGCAGGCGAGTTCAAGGAGGCGGCATGAGGGTTTCTGTCACCGACCTGGACCAGCTGCGCTACTACCAGAACAGCGACATGGAGCTGGGCGACCTGCTGGCGCGACTGCGCCGGGAGGCGCCGCCCACCCGGGCCATGGCGGCCGGCACCGCCTTTCACGACCTGCTGGAGCATAGCGCAGAGGTGGAGCTGGTCGACGTGGAGCACCAGGGCTTCCGCTTCGTGTTCGACCTGGACGCCGAGATCGCCATTCCGACGATGCGCGAAATCAAGGTGGAGAAGGTGTACCGGGTGGGCAGCACCGACGTGACCCTGGTGGGCATGGTGGACGCCATCGAGGGCGGCGCGGGCTACGACCACAAGCTCACCGCCCGCTTCGATGCGGAGCGCTACGCGAACGCGATTCAGTGGCGCGCCTACTGCGACATCTTCGGTTGCCAGCGCTTCACCTACAACGTGTTCGTGGCGAAAGACGAAGGCGATCGCATTCTGGTGCGCAGCTTTGAGCCGCTGACGTTCTGGGCCTACCCGGGCCTGCGGCGGGATCTGATGGCCAGCCTGCGGGGGTTCGTGGAATTCGCCCATGAGCACCTGCCCGAGCGATTCGAGCAAGCAGCTTAACCGGCGCTCACCGGGGAGTGGCGGGCCTTACCCGCCCCCTTCGGGGGAACTGACAACGGAGAGAGATCGAGTCTATGCCGAATCATAAAGCTATCGCACGGCTACTCCTGCGCCGCCATGTAAATGATGAAACCGGATGCTGGGAGTGGCAGGGCTGCATTCAAGGCAACGGATATGGGCGCATAAGATTTAATGGACGGACCCAATACGTGCATCGACTTTCTTTTGAGGCCCACAAGGCGCCAATTCCGGACGGGCTTGATGTTTGCCACACCTGCGATAACCGGCGCTGCTTCAACCCCGACCACCTTTTCGCCGGAACCCGCACGGACAACATGCGAGACGCGGTACGGAAGGGCAGGCAAGCGCGAGGCGAGACGATTTCCAGGCTGCACAGAGGTGAGCTGTCCAACTTCTCGAAGCTTAAGAGACCTCAGGTAGTCGCCATCCGCGCCCTAAGGAGTAAAGGGGCCACCACTAATGAGCTCGCGACCCTGGCAAACGTGAGCGCGGACAACATGCGCCGCATTTTGCGGAACGATACCTGGAAGGAGGCATAAATAATGGCTCGAGGCGTTAATAAGGCAATTCTCATTGGCAATCTTTGCTCTGATCCAGAGTGCAGATTTATGCCCTCGGGAGGAGCCGTGACCAATTTCAGAATGGCGACCAGCGAACACTGGAAGGATCGGCAGACCGGCCAATCCAAAGAGAGGACAGAGTTCCACCGCTGCGTGGCCTTCAACAAGCTCGGTGAGATCTGCGGCGAGTACCTGAAGCGCGGTTCGAAGGTGTACGTGGAGGGCTCGCTGCGCACCCGCAAGTGGCAGGGGCAGGACGGGCAGGATCGCTTCACCACCGAGATCGTGCTGAGCGAAATGCAGATGCTCGACGGGCGTGGCGGCCAGAGCCAGGAGCCGGCCAATACCAGCCAGCAGCCCGCCCCGGCGGATGATTTCGATGATATGGGTTCGGTGCCTTTCTAGGAGTCGACATGAATATTCAGCAGCGCTGCGTGAGCGCATACCGGCAGCACAGACATCTGAAGTTGGCTGCGGAGGATGTTGGGATTCCCTGGCAAACGGTCTATGTCCATTTGCGGCGCGCCGGGGAGCCTGTAACAGGCAACAAACTCGCCTACGGGTCCGATGCCGACAAGCTGGCCGGCCTGGGTGAGCGGCAGTTTTTGTCTTTGGTGCCTGATGCTGAGGATATGAACGGCCGCAAATTCCAAAGCAAGGTCGACTTCTACGTTCGCGGCTATTCGGTAGACGTCAAGTGTTCGACGTTGAAGTTGGGCAGCAAGGGAACAGACCGGAGGCGCTGGGCATTCTCAGTGAAGAAGCAGGAAGCGATAGCGGACTTTTTTGTTTGTTTCGGTTTCGGCGCTGACAAGGAAATAGCGGCCTGTCTGCTAATCCCCGGCGAGATTTCAAGAAGGATGACGACCATCAATCTGCCCGAGTCCGGCGGCAAATGGAGGGACTATGAAGTTGATCCCGGTTCGCTAAGGGCATTCTTCGATTCTCTGCCTCGGAAAGGGAGCCGCCCATGATCCGCTACGCACTGCTACTGCTCCCCTGCGCCGCCCTGGCGGACCCGACGCTCTACGTCCAGGGCGGAATGGGCTACCAGATCGGCATGACCGAACGCTGGACTTACGAGAGCGAACGCTACTCCGGGGAATACACCATGGACCTGCCGCCCCTGGTGGGTTCGGTGGAGGCCGGCATCAGCTACCGCAACTGGTTCATCCAGGGCCAGCACGTCAGCAGTGTGGAGACGGGCCAGGACCATGGGTTCAACGTCATCAGCGCCGGTTACCGGTGGGAATTCGAGTTTTAGGAGACGGCAATGACTGAAATTGTAAATGCAGAAATCACCGACGCCACCATTCGCTTCGATCGCGACATATTCCTCTGCGCCCACATCGGGCTGAGCTATGGCGACAGCACATACCAGGGGTTCGGCGGTCTGGTCCTGGGCGGCAACCCGTTCGATACAACCGTGGCGGCGGCGAAGCACGCCGATCAGCCAAACATTGCGGCGGACTTCATTGGCGGAGCCATGGCTGTGGCTGGTGTCGATAGCTGGAGCAAGCTGCCCGGCCGGATCGTCCGCGTGAAGCGCGAGGACGGCTTTGGCGGCAAGATTCTGGCCATCGGCCACGCTACCAAAGATCGGTGGCTGGACCCTGCCGAGCTGCCCGCATTCAAAGCACTGGAGGCCCGCAATGACTGAGCAGCAGAGAGCATTCAACCCGGATCGTGCAGCGATGGCGGCGGTGTCGTCTATTGAGGAAACTATGGCGATAGGGAGGTTTGGCGCCCAGAAATCAGCCCAGATTCAGGAGATTATCGTCGACACCATCCGCGCCGCCCTCTCCCATGCCGAGGGGGAGGCGGTGCCAGTTGGCTATCTCAGCGTGCTAAGCGATGGCACGCGCATCGTCGATGCTAGGCAACAGTACGACGCACCGGAAGTTTGGCCGATCTACACCCACCCCGCGCCCCAGGTGGCGGGCCTGACCGAGACGGCCATCAAGTCCAGCCCGGCATATCGCGCCCTGCATCGTGAGAAAGAGCACTTGCTGGGGCTGCTGAAAGATCAGGCGCCCCAGGTGGCGGTGCCGGAGAAGGTGCGTGAGTTGATCGGTGCTGTGCGCTCGGTAAACCGGTCCCGCCAGCACCAAATTAATGTTGAGGGCGACGACGAACCCTGCTTCTGGCAGCGCGGAGAATGGGTCCGTTATGTGCTGGAGTTGGCTGACGAGACCGAACAGGCCATTGCCGCCCCCACCACGCCCGCCGGGGAGCCGGCGCCTTACGAGCATCGGGTGAACGGCTGGATGCAGGAGTGCTTCGGGCCGGAGATCAGCGGCGACATCGAGGAGCGCAACCATCGGTTCCTGGAGGAGGCCCTGGAGCTGGTCCAGTCCACCGGCTGCACAGCCGATGCCGCCCACCGCCTGGTGGACTACGTGTTCGGGCGCCCCGTCGGCGAGCCGTTTCAGGAGGTCGGCGGCGTCCGGGTGACCCTGGCAGCGCTGTGCCTCGCAAACGGCATCGACGGCGAGGCGGCGGCAGAGGCCGAACTGGCACGCATCACGCAGCCGGAAATGGTGGAGCGTATCCGCGAGAAGCAAAAGCGTAAGCCGGCGTTCGGCCCGCTGCCGGGTGTCTACCCGGAGCGCGAGGCCGGCACCGAGCAACCTGTAAGCGATCCTGATGGGTTGCCGAGCGACTGGCGCCGCGTTGTCGAGGGTGCCGCCGACATGTTGGGAGAGTCCGCAAAACAGCACCGTGGGCGAGGCGATAACGCTACCGCCTCCATGTGTGACCGGTTCGGCGCAATGCTGCGTGATGAAATCCTGTCCGCCCCCGCCCCGGACGAGCGGGAGATAGCGGCGCTGCGGGCCGTGGGCGCTGCCGCTTGCAATTTTTGCGACTGGAACCCCTCAGACGAGACTCACCCGCATTCGGCGATTGAATTCGTGACAGTGGAATCGGCGTTGCGCGATGCCGTTCGCAGCCTCCGCGCCGGGAAGGAGGGTGAGCCGTCATGATTATATTGCGCCCTGAAATTCTCGACCCGGAAGATATGCCTCTTTGCCCGCTTTGCGATCAGCCGATCATGGATTGGCAGGAGGTCGAGGTCGCGGTGGCCGGCGGGTTGAAATGTTTGGCTCACCAAGATTGTATCGAACATGTCGAGGAGCACCCCAATGACTGAGCGCACAGACTGCCAATACGTCCGAAAATACTACGGCGTGCCAGCCGAAGTGGGCCGACGGGTCGAGGTGGCCGGCAAGCCCGGAGTGATCGCCGAGGGGCGCGGCGCCTACATAGGCGTGCTGTTCGACGAGGACGAGCCGGGCACGGTCTACCCTTGCCACCCGACGTGGCGGGTTGAGTACCAGGGCATGGGCGCCGTCCGGCAATTACCGGCCCGCCAGCGGCGCGCCAAGGCTCGGTACCAGCGGTTCCGTGAGTTCGGCGACGGCTTCGATTCATTCCGCGATTTCCTGGCCTGGGACGCCGACCCGGCCCGGTCTTGGAACGGAGGTGCATCATGACCGCTGAGCGCACAGACCGCGAGCTGCCGCCCGTGCCGAGCCCCAGGGTTATCCGGCGCGTCTACCCCGGCGATTATCGCTACGGTGACGTGTACGGCTACACCCGAAAGCAGATGATCGAATACGCCCGAAAGGCCGTCCGCGCCGCTGCCGCCATGGCAGAGGGAGGGGAGCATGAGTAACTGGCACACGGCGCCGCGCTGGCGCAGGCGTCTTGAGGGCTTCCTATGCTACCAGCTCGCGGCCTTCGTCTCCCTGTTCAAGCCCGAGGCCGCTGACCGGGCCATGTACGAGACGCTGCGCGATCAATTCATCATCGTGACGGAATCGCAGCCCCACCAGGGGCGTGGGGGTGGCGATGAGTGACGCACCGATCAAGCCCGAGGATTTCCGCCACGGCGTTAAGGTCGTGGACATCGGCGATTTGCGGGTAGCGCGCGGCCTCACGCGCCGGCCGCACTGCACCTGTCTACACCGCAAACTGGTCTATGACACCAAAGAGCGGCGGATATGGTGCGAGGACTGCGAGTCAGAGGTGGAGCCGTTCGACGCCTTCGCTGGGCTGGTGGAATTTTTTGACGGGGCTAGCAAGAAGCTGGAGCGCCGCCAGCAGGAATTGAAGGACGCGGAGCAAGCGGCGGCCCGAAGCTTGGCGGTTAAGGCGTTGGACAAGATATGGCGCTCCCGCACAAGGGCGCCGCTCTGTCCTCACTGTGATGAGGCCCTGTTGCCGGAGGACATGACGAAAGGGCTGGCACAGGCCAGCCGAGAGCTTATCCGAGCGCGTCGCCGCAAACAGGCCGCCCAGCGCGGCAGGGAGGAATGATGGACGGAAAGCTGTACGCCACGCGCGACATCATCGGCCAGGGCGAGTTCTACACCCGCCACGTCATGGCGATGACCGCTGAGGGCTTGCACGACAAATCGAGCATCGCGGCGGAGCTGGCGCACCGAGACCGGTATATTGCCGAGCTCGAGCGGGCGGGCGCCTTGACGCGAGACATGCTTGTGAATGCCGATAACGTGGCAAGGGCCGCGCAGACGGACTATTACAAGGCCCGGCGGCGTATCGCCGAGCTGGAGCGGGTATTGCGCGAAGCCACCGACGACCTGGAATCCGAAATCGAGGCGAGGCGACCTGGCGAACTGGACCGCCGTATCGAGAACGACCTGGACATCGTTCGGGAGGCCCGCGCCCTGCTCACCCAGGAGGGAGGAGGCTGAAATGACAGACACCCTGAACGAAATTCTGGAGGAGCTGCGATCCCAGCGGGTCGGCAGCCTCTGGAGTACGGCCGAGATCGGCGTCTACTTCGGCGTCAAGAGCAAGACAGCGTGCGGGATTGTGGCAGATCCCAGCTTTCCGGACCCAGTGACCGCCCCTGGCGTTGGCCGGCGCTGGCTGCCCGATGAAGTGAGGGCGTGGGCGAAGCGCCACCGGAAGCCGAAGCGGCGCGCTTAATCCAGGCGTGCCGCGATCTCCGAGGCCGTGGCGTTATAGTAAATCATCAGGCTACGCGGATCACGATGCCCCACCATTCTCGCTAGCTCCATGATGCTGAGCTTCTGCGCGAGCCGCGTAATCGCCTCATGCCGAGAATCGTGGAAACTGATAGCGAGGCCAGCCCGCTTTGCTGCCTGCGTGAACTCCGAACTACAGGTGTTCGACGCAACAGTGAAGAAACGCTCATCATCACCCGGTAACAGCTCCAGAAGCTCAATGGCGCGCCGGGACAGAGCGACATTTCGGCGGTCGCCGTTCTTGGTCTCCGGCAGCGTGCAATAGCGCCCGCCGAAGTTCACATCCCGGCGTTTCAGGCCCAGAATCTCACCCTGCCGCATTGCTGTCTCCAAAGCGAACAGGAATGCCACTGCGATCTCATGGCGCTTGAGCGTGACATGCTTTCCATCGAAGCCCAATTGCCCGCAGATTTTCCGCTCATCATCCGGCGACGTGCGCTTGTCCCTGGACGGAGGGTTGATCGGACGGCGGAGCCCTCGGCAGGGGTTAGCTGCAAGCAAGTGCCATTCCTCAACAGCGACCTGAAACACCCCGCTGAGCAAATTCAGCTCCCGGTTCACGGTCGATGATTTGACGGATTTCAGTCTCTGGTCACGGTAATCCGCCAGATCACCCCGCCGCAGGTCCGCCAGCAGGACGCCGCCGATCGGTCGCCCCTTTATCGCCGACAGGCGCTCAATCTCACGGGAGGCCGATTCCTGGGCGCGTCGGGGCGACACCTCAGCGGCGTACCTGTCCAGGAGGTCGCCGACTGTCCCGGACGCCGAAATGACGCCGCCAGATCGAATTGCCGCCTCTGTCTCCGCTGCCCACTCTCGCGCCGACGCCTTGGCCTCGAACGTAGCTGAGCGGTACACTCCCCGCATCCGCACCTCGGCGCGCCAGCCGCCGGCACGCTTTCTGAATGTTGCCATCCTGCCCCCGTGGCGTAATTTTGGCGTAATCAAAATGGGAAACACGGGGAAGTGTAGCGAAAAAAGAAGCGACGGCAACGGCCAGGAGCCAGAGAAATCAACGGCTAGGGAGTTACGGGGAATTCTGAGGAGTGCCTGTCAGGGCCCCTCCCGGGCCCTTTTCTTTTGCGGCCTTTAAAAACCTACCAGGCGCGGACAATGTCCCCGACCAGCCCGGGGCCCTGGTAAATGAGGCCCGAATAGACCTGCACCAGCGAGGCGCCCAGACGCCGCTTATCGAGGGCGTCGCCGGCCCCGC